CGTGTATAGCCGAACGGATATTCCAGGGGTTCAACCCACTGGTAATCCAGGTTTCGACTTTTACGACACTTCCTCGTACAATTATACTATCACCAAGGTAGAATCTACCAAGGTGTGGTATGAGGGTTCGTGGAAATACTATAGACCCGAATTTGATTGGGATTCCGATATGTCCAAAGGACCTATCGCCGCTCTACAGCGGGAGATGGCCATTTATGGCGCAGATATCAATCCCACTCTCATATGGAAAGTAACTCCTTGGAGTTGGCTAGCTGATTGGTTTACCAATACTGGGGACGCTATACAGCGGGCTCAGGATTGGGCGACAGATTCGCTAGTTTCCAGGTACATGTATCTGATGCACCATAAAACGTACGACTTTGAACTTCGTTCAAGGTTTCGTACGAATACTGGTGGCGATCGCGATCTCGTTTGGCACCGCTCTGCGGTGACAAAGAGGCGTCAGAATGCAAGTACTCCATTTTCGTTTAACCTGTCGTGGGATAATTTAACCTCACGACAATTAGCAATCCTTGCTGCGCTCGGGCTTTCCCGGACGTAGTTTAAGGATTCCACTCCTATGACCGTGTAGGTAGGAAGACTTGGAATGTCTTCTTGTCGTCATAGGGCTAACTTCCATTAACTTCAATGGAGATCAACCACTATGCTGACCGACCCACAAGTTGTTACCGTTAATGCTATTGCGAAATCGATGGCTAGGATTCTGATTGATGGAAAAGGTAAAACTACCTACCAAAACTCAGATGGCACTTTCAAATTGACAGTGTCACATCAACATTCCGGTAAACGGATACGTTCGATGGCCCGACTCGATCAGAAAGCGATTGTCACAGATCCGTTGACAGCTGCCAACGACTATGACACCCTCACTTTCTACTACGTAATTGATCGCCCAGAATATGGGTTCTCTCTTGCGCAGACTCAACAGCAAGTAGCCGGCTTTAATGCCTGGCTCGACGCTACTATGGTTGGAAAACTTTACGGAGAGGAGGCTTAAATCATATGCCAGTTTCTGTTAAGGTTGCAAAACCAAAACAGGTGAATACTAAACCAGTATTCACAGCTGACGAGATTACAAGTCTCATATCGACGATTGCTCAAGTTGCATTTACAGGCATAGGCCTGTTCTTTGCAATTAAGCGTGGAACTGTACATACAGATCCGTCGGCGATTGACTCGGTCCTCAACCCGTCTTCCAGTATCAAGAAAACTGGGAGGTAACCAACTGAAGTTTTAGTAGCTAGGTATCAACTATCGTCCTGGGGTCAGCACCGCGCGACTCTTCCTTGATTGGCAAGAGAGTGCGGACTGACTTTGGGACGAGTTGCTGGTGCCTTTCGGGCATCAGCAATGGTCAGATACGTGGCTTGAAGTTGACCCCCAAGATTGGAGGCGACTTGAAAAGCAACGTAAGTGATTACCTAGAAGTGGTACAATGCATCTATATAGATGCTTGTGCTAAGTGCTCCGCTGATGTCTCTGATTTACTGGATCTCAGAACTATTAGATCCAGGGTTCAAACAGAGGGTATCTCGTTTTTAACGATTACCCTACCTAACTTTTGCCGAGATTTTGAAAGCTCGCTTAAGCTAGGCTATATAGACCCAACATTTTTCCAAGGTTTTCGGAAATATGGATCAATCCCCGCATTTCTGCGAGGTATGATCGGTCTTCTGTTTGACCGAGAGACAGGGAGGATTTACGATGACACGAACTCGCAATTCGCGAGTGAGGCCCCCGTTATCGTTGAGGGAATCAGGCAAATCTGCCTTACCTTCAAGAAACTGGAGCTGCCTTGTACCCCGCAAAGGGTCAACGCTACTCTCGCGAATTTCATCGCAACTGAGCAAGCTTTACAATCGTTTTCTGCACCGCCAGAAGACATCGCCGAATTTCGCGATGTATCTTTTGTGTTGTGGAACCGCATGTTGGGGCGTTTACGCCTTGATTTGCTGGTCCCAAAACACGGTCCCGGTGCTACTGCCGAGCGAATTTCTGGTAATCAGAAGTACGCTTGGAGGTATTGGCACGAGCGTCTCGAACCTTATTTTCCATTCATCCATAATGCTTATGTTTATAGCGCTATGGGAGAGATGGATGTCGAGATAGTCACGTTCGTTAAGCCAGAAGAGGAGAAACCCGTTCGGGTAACTCCTGTTCCGAAAACATTGAAAGCTCCCCGAATCATAGCTATAGAGCCTGTTTGCATGCAATATGCACAACAGTCTGTCCTTCGCGCCTTAACTGACGCGATTGGAACCTTTGAACTCACCAAAAGGCACGTCAATTTCGACGACCAATCTGTGAACCAAAGACTTGCTATGAGTGCTTCGAAGACAGGTCGTTTAGCAACGATCGATCTTTCCGATGCTAGTGATCGCGTTCCGCGTGATCTGGCACTTGAAATGTTTCGTTCAAATCCAGACTTTATGGATGCGATCGACGCATGTCGTTCGAGCCGAGCAGAAATGCCTGATGGGACAATTGTCCCTTTAAGCAAATTTGCATCGATGGGCAGTGCTCTTTGCTTTCCAGTAGAGTCGATGTACTTCTACACTATATGTGTAGCGGCTCTATTGAAAAAGCGAAACCTCCCTGTAACCTACGCTAACTGTTATAAGGTTAGTCGTAGGGTGTTCGTCTATGGGGACGATATTCTGTGCCCCACAGATGATGCGGATGTTATTCTCGAATACCTGCAAAAGTACAATTGCAAGGTGAACGCTACAAAGACGTTTCTGAGTGGCAAATTCAGAGAGTCCTGTGGCGTTGACGCTTACGATGGTAAGTTAGTTACACCAACTTATCTACGTGAAACGCGTCCTGAGAATAAGCGACAAGCTTCGAAGCTTGTATCTTGGGTTGCGACCGCCAACCTCCTCTATAAGAGGGGTTACTGGCACACAGCTCAGCTCATGTATTGCAAATGTGAGCAGATACTGGGGCCTTTGCCTTATGTATCAAGTACAAGCGCGATTCTTGGAAGGGTATCCTATCTGGGATATAGGACTGCCGAAAGGTGGAACTGTGACACTCAAACCCTAGAAGTTAGGGGTTGGAGTGCAAGCCCAGTCTATAGCAGTGACCATATAGAAGGCTACCCTGCTCTGCAGAAGAGCTTGTTGAACCTCGAGGGGAAACCCTCGGAGTTCGGTTTGGCTCCTCTGGATGCATCCCCGCAAGGGGCTCTACATCTTGAGCAAACCGCGCGGCACGGCGCCGTCGTACTAAAACGCC